GGCTTATCGAGAGATAAATCTCGATCGATAGACCTGAGTAGCCTTAAATTGTCAAAGTATAAGATCAAAAAGAGAAAAACGAAACCCACCTCCGAGAAGTTGGGAAAAAAAAATAACTAATTAATCTTTATACTTAACTCAGAGGCAAGACAACTTTGCAAAACTCAATTCACAAAGTATACTGGCAACGCCTTAAGCCTACTTAGGGGGTGTTGGGACCAATCCGGTAGGAGGTACAAGCCATAAAAATGACATGTCATCTCCAGCTGAAATCCAGATTTGCACATTTGCTCCAGCAGCAACACTATATGACAAGGTATATTTCACTGAAACATCCTTGTTGGAAGATATAGTGTATATACCTGCCTGAAGGACAAGAGGAGTAGCAGTTTTACTTTCGTAAACTGTACTCCAAGCTGTAGGAGCTGCACCTCTACCCACCTGGATGACCAAGTCGTCCGAAGTTGGATCGACATTTGTAATGTCAAATCGACATGGTCCAAGAACGGTGAAGTTCAACTGTCCACCAGTTCCACCACCACCAAGACCAGCCTCATGTGCAGTTACGTCGGTCCATATACCTGAATCAACGTCCCCAGTAGGTTTGGGAATCGAAGATTGCACGTATAAACGAGGGACAAACTCCACTTTAGCAGTCTGATGACCCCAACTGTACTTCAGAAATTGCATATGATACTCATTGTACCAAGGAACTTCTAATTCCAAAAGAGGATTTATGGAGCTGTTGGTCACCACGCTGGCCAATGCTTGTCGGGGAACGTCGACGTCTTGAATGGTTATTCTATCTTTGTCGTCGTCCTCACCATAACCTAGCCAGGCGGTCAGGGTACCAAGGTTTTGATCAGAGATAATTTTATATCTGATGCTCCCTCGGAAGAATCTGAAAATGTGAGCAGCTATATCCATAGGTGATTGCTCTACCCCACCAAAATGATAAGGCTTTATGCATATAGTGTCTCCATTTCCTAAAGTTTGAGAGTAGATCATCTGGGGTCGTTTGATATATTCCCTCAATGAGGTCAATTCATCTACGACAGCAAAATCAATATTCCCGTCCTGAAAATCAACAAGTTTTGACACTGGTTTGTCATCAGCTCGCATCTGAGAGATACCCTTATGTAAAGGAGTGGGAACAGTAAACCGAAGTTTCTGAGATCCCCACCTCCACAAATTGATATCACAAATATCAGAGCTGTCAGCAGTTACCAGCGGGTTCACCACACTAATGTAGATGACACAACTTGGATATTCCGTGAACAGCCATTGCCGGTTAACAAGGAACGGAGCTTCGAAATAGTGTTCGTTCTCCTGAGCTTGTAGGTCAACAATGAAGCTAGGTAGATTGTTAAGATTCTCAGGTGTGACATCCTCGTCTGGAGGACCAACTGAAACTCTCAATCTACCTGACTGGGTAAGAGAGTTGATCGTCTCTAACATGATATTCTGAGGCCCAGTATACATCAGAGTCATGTTACCGATGAAAGAAAGGAAGTCAAAAGCATCGTCTTTCAAGAGCGGCATTTCGATCTTACTCAATATTGCACCAGCATTTTCTTTGGCAGACCATTCTATGGTCTTGAACAGGCACATCTGCGCTTTAAGGTTGGCGAGTGACATCTCATCACCCTCGTAAAAACCCGAGGATATGTATCCCGCGTCAGACGAGTGTCCCTGTCCAAGTACTACAGAATTATCAATTCCGGAGAAATTTGGCCAGTACTTGGAGAAATTTACGTGCACGGGTTGAACTGGCAATTCATTTGAAGGCTTGGAAAAGCCCATTGAATTCAGCACAGTTCCCACAGTTGAACCTATTTCTCCAACAAGAGGTACACCAAATGCATCCAATGTTTGTGTGACGGGTTTAATAAACTTCGATATACCACCCAACACTTCATCAAACGTAGCAATTGGCGAACCAGAGTGAACGCGTAGCTGAGGATTAACTAGCTGAGTGTAAACAGAGACCCCTATCTCGGACAGGGACCCTCCAGTTCTCAGTGGATTGATCACACTAACCACGAAAAGCCCAAGGGTACCATCACCTGAGATCATGTCCTTACTTTTGGTCAAGAATGACCAAGGAACAGTGAACTCACCTTGTGAGCCTACCTGAGCTTTCACCTTCACTCCAGGAAAACCAGTGAATCCTGCTACTTCCTTGGGTTTCCCAAAGACATCAGACTCAGTCCCTGCGGGATTGAAATAGCAGTAAACTTGGCCAGTGGTCCATTTGGTACCGTTTACCATCACAATAAACTTAACACCACACTTCAGATATCTCATGAAAGACATTCTCAGCTTGTAGAACGGTCTTTCCATAAGTTCATCTGGAACGACGATCTGTAACAGATCCTCACCTGCACCTTGTGAAGTGGACCACATAACGGTCTTCAAAAGGTAAGGACGAGTCAGAGACTCCATAAGGTTGTCCATTGAACCACTCACTTCCTTGTGTTTAACGACAAGAGGCTGTTCAACGATTGGAGTGTCTGAGAACTCGGTCAGTTGGTTGGAAGTTTCGTTAGGTTGAACCACATTATTATCTGAAGACAAAATGTTATCTGAACCTTCCAAGGTTGCACACAGTGCCAAAGATGTATCCACGGTGTCAGGGATTAATCCTTCGATTATATCATCTAACTCTGGTGGGTCGTCTAAAGTAGCACACAGGCAAGCAACAGACTGTTGGCCTTCGTCGACAGTGTCGACTGTGTCGGGGGTAGGTTGAACCTGAGTCTTGTCACCACGCATAGCAGATAGATAAAATTCTAGCTGCTCGCGGGACATGTTAGCAGGATGACAAGTACCATCGACATAGCACAGTCTACACTTTCGCAGTTGAGAACCATCCCATTTACATCTACATAATTCATTGAACTTCCCCCTGTGAAGGTGGGAAACCATACTATTGTAGATGAAGTGCATGGCAATTCTGGAAAGCAGAGAAAAGTGATTGTGCACCATCCACTCAGCAAGAGCATGGACCCCCAATGCGGGTAAGCCAGCCAAAGCAGTAAGAAGTTTTATGTTCCATCCATTTGCACGAGAGATCTTGGTAGTATATTCATACAAACCAAAATTCAATCGGAAAGAAGATGTAACTATTTCTTCAACTATGGGGCTTACCAAAGGCATAAGAGGAAAACGCGCGATTCGCACACGTTTACCCATACCATGAGCAATGGATAGCACAAGCACATGAAGTGAGTCGGAAACCATCTCATTCAGTATAGAAGCCAATTTTGACAATCCATACTGCTTGAGAATGGTGAAAATACAACTCACAGGAGATACGGACTTAGAGCAATGCTCGTCAGTCTCCATCTCAACAGACCTCACAACTTTCTTGGTGTGGGGATCACCAGAAGAGTTCAACTCGACAGAGCGAACCACACGCCTAGTGTGAGGATCTCCAGAGCTATTCAATTCACTAGGACGATTGTCAACAACACGAATGCAATCAACATTGCGAAGCATACGTGCTGTTTTAGGGTCACTAGAATTGATCAACTGTTGGAGAAAGGCAAAAGAAATCGCCTGCTTCTCATCGTTGACAGAAGCAGCAGGGGTCGTCATTGGTAAATCAGTCAGGGTTGATTCCTTTGGACGCAATGCCTCACGTCCCTTGGCTAGAATCCGCCTAAATTGTGAATACTTCTGAGGCCTGGTTTCACATTTATCACGACCGACCTGTGCCGTGAAAATGGGTTCGGGTTCTTCTTGGACTACAGCAGTAACAGGAGACAGCCCGTCTGTCTCGTCAAGATCACGTAGTCCCGCCGCAAACATAGTGTCAAAGACATGTGCCTGGGCGTAACGCTTTACAGGTATTCCTTGCTCTTTACAAGCATTCATTATGAGAGTGGAATAACGCTCCCAGTAATACGGGGTATGAAGGGAAAGCTCCATAAGAGCAGTTTCCACATTCACCTTCGTATCACCCACAACATCCGCAGATTTCCGCAGCCACTGAACCATCTCAGTGATAGTTTCGATAGCGAGGGGGGCTAACCACACGCCACAATCCTTGCGAAAACCTCTCTTCAGAAAGTTACACTCGTGCAAAGGGCGGGTTGGCACTATTTCGCCCGTCTTTGTCTCGTTAGTATATGTCATACCTAACTTGGCAAATTCACGGGTCATAGTCACCTGGTTAAATTTGTGCTTTATGGAATCGTGGATAGACAACAAATTGTCATCCCCGTAAGAAACCATTCGCACAAATTCGTCCCACTTCTGCAGTGGCAGACCAGTAGCTTTAACAAAAACATATCGGCACATGACTGAGTTAAAAATAGAATTAATAACAGCGGTCATAGGTTGTCCGGATGGATTTGAATGAGTCCACTGGTACACAAGACCTCCTGCAGAATGCACAGAGTTGTAAATGTCAGCAAAGAGGACTTCACGAACTAACGTGTGCCCATCGCCATACCAACTATCTATAGCCTTTCCTATAAGATGCATAACATCTGCAAGAATGCTGCCATCATAGTTGGAAAAGTCACCTGCAACGCAATTGTCTCCAACTTGTTGCAAGTATGTGGCAATCATCCACCACTCATGGTAAGGATTGACTCCCACACAACACTCCTGGTACACTCTATTTTCAGCAAGCATATTACAGAAAGCACCAAAATACTTCCTGAATAGCAAAGTAAAATCTTGAGGTCCAACGGAGAAAACACGAGTCTTGTTAGCATTAACCTTCTCAATAGGGCGGCGTTCATCTTTAAGAGTATCTATCCATATGGTTTCCTTTCGGATACCATTACGGGCAGCTTCCTCTCTTTGATCAACGGCGTTTTTGAGTTCAAGGTCATACTTATACTCATCTTCTCCAAGCCACTTCGCTTTTCCTTTAGATCCTTTCCAAGGATATCCAGCAGATGTAGTCCGTGAAACGGGCTTAAACATCCTACCAGGAATACCTTGGATCATCTCTTCCTCTGTCAATACGCGTTGGATATCGGAGGAAGGGAGACCGGAGAAATAGTGATCAATACAGATTTGTATCAATTCTTTCTCCACAGGATCTGGGGCGTTTGCTACCTTCTTAAGACCTTTCGTCATTGGTGGATCAGTCTTAGAATGCAAAACGGCGGGTAAGCAATGAGTGACCACGTCTTTGATCTTTCCCTGTAGCGGAGATGGATGGATATCCGTCTTCGTATTTTGATAAGGAGGATCAGGGATGATTCCTATCATGGGTAACTCCTTGATAGGTTCATCCACATGAACTAGCTGAACTTCTTGCTCCACAATGTTCTCATAAACCATGTTTATTTGAGAACTCAGTGGAATATCAGCTAGTAAAGCGTCCAATCTATGCTTAAACACAGGGGTAGCACCATTTCTGATACCACCAAAAGTGTGCATAGCACAGATCTTCTTCTGGAAGGCCTTGTTGTTGACCACAAGGAGGGCCCCACAGTCACCAGGATTGGTGTCCATGGTGTATTGATAGGAAGTTCTAAGATAGAACGCTCCATTATCAATAGACGAGGGGGTGTCATACCCAGTCAATTGTCCTTCTCTGTGAACTCCTACCATAATGGTATTGGAGTCAGTAAGAGAGACGAACGTGAACTGGGCATTGACATACCGGCAGATCTCTTTTCTATCCTGGAACAAGTTGGTGATATCCTTAGCGTAGGGTAAGTTCGTAGGAACCGTAACCAACATGATATCATCCACACCGTCACCATGGAACAAGAAATCTGAAACCATAAGCTTCTGGAAGGTTGAGCTGTGAACTCCACGTACGTAGATAAAGGATTGATCCTTCATCCACTGAGCACAATGGTTGTTCATAAGAGCTACCCTTCCTTTGATCATGGTAAAGACGAATTTCCTTGTCTTATCACTATTGTAAACAACGTACATCTGACGACGGACTTTGTCAGCAACAGCAAAGGAGACTTCATCTTTCACAATCTCAGTTGACAAGCGCTCAAATTGATCACTAGCTTGAGTAACTTGTTCCTCCAGGGATGCTTTGATAGCAGCGCACTTCTGGCAAGTGTGATTAGCATGGTTGACGTATTTCAAGAGATCTTCAACGGTTCTCTTAGAGTTGGCATAAATGGAACAATTCTTACATTCTTCCGTACGCCATCTCTTCCAGAACCACATGAGTCCAAGTAGACCTATGGTTCCAAGGAAATACTTCCACTTCTCTCCTTCTTCAAGCCAGAGATGAATCTGCTCCATCTTATCGAGACCATACTCCGCTGCCATCAAGAAAGACATACATATCTTTCCAATAGATCCTGGAGTTTTCTTGATCTCTTCAAAGCAATCGCTTATGGTAAGATAGTGATATTCTTCCACGCTAAGAGCATCAGCAAATTCTTCTTCCTCACCTATTTGTGAATAGTAGGCAGAGCGGGCTTCAGCGTCATCTCCATCAAAGATGTCACTGAAATCACCCAAATTTGCTTGGCTGGCATAGAATTTCTCAAATCTATCACGGTAGGCAGTAAGAACGTACTGCCCAAACGTTTTGAAGTCAACAGTCTTGAAAGATTTAGGAGGCTTCGATTTGTCACTCACATCATACCACCGATAAAGATCGATATCGTAGATGTTAGGATCAAAACCATCAACTTTCGACTTGTCAACGGAGCCTTGAGGAGTAGCAAACTGCGGCTTTACTCGAAATTGAGCAATCACAGCAAACCTCCTGTACAAGGCATCACGTGAGCTGATTGACCGGATGTCAAATGTCAGAGTGTTAGAGCTAGCAATAAGAGCTTTACTGTCAAACTTCACCTTGCCCTTCTCGGCAAGATGAGCAGAATGAACAGTATATTCGCTAACATTAACACACCTGATCATCTCCTGGAACTCGGGATTGGCTTTAGCAGAGGAGTCAACAACTTGAGCAAAGTCATCAAAAATGACAGCAAATTGTCTCTTGTAGCCATCCCAAAACTCGTTGGCGGGATTGAAAGTATATTTGGACTGTTGCAAATTAGCGTAATCCAAATTGTACTTATCGCCTGCACCGTGCTCCTCAACTAACTTGTTATGTTGCTTCGTTAGCTGAGTGACGAGTAAATCAGTGAGTTGGGATTTTCCGACTCCGGGTTTTCCGTACAGCAGGATGCCCAAAGGTTCCATACGTGTTTTAGCACGAGTATCCATAGTTTCCACCATAGAAGTATGGACCCTGAATAGATTTGTCCGCAGAGCTTGCAACAAATCATATTCAGTTTTACCTTTGAGCTGAGGGTTCTCAAGCAAGAAAGCTTGAACTTTGGCAAGATCGGACTCTAACTCATTGATGATTTGACGATCCACAACAGCAGCGTGTCGGGTTTCCATCTTCTCATACTTATTGAGTTTAGTAATCCATTCCTTCAAAGTATCCAAAACCTTTTGCTCGGGAGAAAGCACCTTAACACCATAGATCCATTCCACGATGTAAGATGCGATGGTTGTGGACACAGTTGTCCACACAGCCTGCAACTTGTGCCAACCATCAATAGCACGTCCAAATTCTCCTAACTTAGCGGTAGTGATAGTGCGAAGAGTATCCGCAAGATCTCCCAAGTTAGAGGGAACAGACTTGACCGAGAAAGGAATCAACAAAATGGTCATTGCGATTCCTAACATAGGCACGTACTTAACAATGGTTTGGTGTAACAAATTCGCAGAAGCATCTTCGTTAACCTGAGAGTAGTTGAACAAGAAGCCAAGGTCAGGGATTTGCAAGCCATACCGAGTTAGATAACTGGTAATAGCTAAACCCATGGCAACTTTGTCATCACGAACTCTCCACAGCAGGGCAAGGGTGGCTAAAATGTCAACAACATTTAGCGTAAGACCAATCTTGCTAGCAAACTCGTTCAACATTTGCTTCACACCTCCTAAGAGGGAATCAAATGTATCGGTCAACTCTTGCGTGAGCTGATGAACAAGATGAGGAGCCATTCCAGTGAAGTTATTCATGGAATTGGCAAGATCCTGAATCCCAAAGAGATTATCAAAAAGCTGTGATTTCTTATCAAAATGATTTTCATTCACTTGCTTCCTAAACTCCTTGAGCTTCTTGTTCAAAGCACGCATCTTCTTCTTTTGACCCAAAATCTTTGGAACTTGGTGTTCAGCAGAGCCCTTCAATTTAAGTGCAAAGTGACGCTTCCTTACCGCACAATGACGATTCACGATCACTTTATCCTTCAATCTCCACACTCTGTCATTCCACAAGAGGGATCTTCCATGTATGTATCCGAGGGACAAAACATTAAGATCTTCTCTATCAAGCCGAGATGGGTCATCAACACAGAAATCAAGATTCGTGAGATGGAATTTCAAAATGCAAGCCAATATAAAATTGACTTCAGTTTGAGAACCATCATACACACAGATCTTTTTGGTCATCAACTGATGAGCAAATCTCTGGAAGAAACTACAGTTTCCACGACAAAAATGTTTCCTGCGAGAACATTTCTCAACAGGCTTCATATCACCTCCCTTCACCAAAAGCATTTCTACTTCAGGGTGACGGGTCACATAGTCATAAATGTAGTACTCATACTTCGTCTCGAAGTTGGCACACATATGACGCACAGCATCAAAATGGGATGAGAAATGATCTCGGATAAAGCTCCAGCCATTCCAAACTGGATCTTGATCACATGAAACAAGCGACAATTTGATATCGTCATAGACTTTATCAGGATTATCGAAACCATACCAGTAATCGTCCACAAAAGTCATGTTAACTTCCTGAGAAGTCTCACATCTCTTCACCACAGCAATGTCTCGGGATTGAGGTTCAATCCATTCATCAGCAGAAAACTTGGTGTTGGGCACACATACAACGTATGTAGGCAACGCAGAACAATCATAGTAGTCAAAGTCACTAGAAACTTGGATTTGGTTTTGTTTGTTGTCAGCAGTCATAGTATATATGATCGGCCTAATGTCTCATTTGAACTGTTCAAATCATAGTTGGGTGGCGCCTAATCCACCTTGAGCTACATATTCAACTAATCAAGGAATTATAAGGTTCGGAGACGTCCCATGGCCTAAAACACAAGCCCTTCGAAGGTGTCGAGTCCTCAAAGTTTGTACACTCCAGTGGTTAGCAAGAGTGTAGGCTCAAATTCGTTCCTTGGAACAAACACTAAGATATCTGAGTTAGACAAGCTTACTAAGAAGACACCTGGAAACAAAGAGTATTAATATTCTCGAATGACAGACTACGTCTAATCAATCACATCAGTATCGTGGGCTGATATCCACGTCAAGCAAATCTATACTGAGCTGTATCAAGAAATACTCAATGAATCTGATGAAATCCGTTCTATCAATGCAAGGATGAAAGTTCAATGCACGATATACCTGAATGCACAGAGTCAAAAAGTGTTTTAGCACAATGAAATAAATCATAAACAGACGCTAAAAAGACTTTGCCCAATAATCAAGTGGTATTAGACAATCACTAACCGTTTGAAAGAGGGTGGTCAGCCCTGAAAATAAAAAAGGGTTAAAAGTTTTGTCGACTATTGTTATCCCAGGCCGAACTCATCTGGGTCAAATATGTATGCTGCAAATTAATGCAG